ACATCGGAATCCATTTCTTCCTTCATTTTCTCTTTCTTCATCATCTTCTTGATCATGGCTTTATCTTGAGCCTCATCTTCATGACCTTCTTCTTTTTCTTTTTCTTCAGCAACCACTTCTTCTTCCTCGGTTTCTACTTCTTCAGCATATGATTGGAATGTAGCACCAGGATTTGCTTGCATGGTTTGCTTTGCCAACTTAGCCTTGATACGATCACGGATGTTTTCGTAGGATGTTGGATCTTCTTGAGAAACTGTGTGTTCAGCACCTTGTGTTTCTTGTGGTTGGTTTTCCAACTTGTGAGCTGGTTCAGAACCAACAGGTGGTGTTGCGCCAGGAGGTGTTGCTGTTGGAACGCCTTTTGTGTAATCGCCGGCTGGATCGTCTTTTTTATCAACGACACCAGCAACTTCACCAGCATCTTTCATGCCATAAGCAACAGATGTAGGTAGTTTTGTACCGGATTCTTTGTGGCCACGAGCAACAGATGCATCAAAAATTTCCTTTGCACCTTCGTTCATTAGAACTGCTTTAGCGGCATCAGCTAGATTTTTCTTTCCCATGTTGAGAATCTCCTTGATTTTTATATTGGATATTTATAATTAAAGTTTTTTGATGAAGTTTTCAAATATTTGTAAACTTACTTTTTCAATATCTTTGCGTGAAGCTTCTTTGATTTGCTTCTTAGCGGCTTCATATTGAACTTCGGTCCAAATACCATCTACCAACATCCATTCCTTACCTTCCATAATACCTTGCACAAAAGCACCAGGTGCAGAAGGATCGGCTACTATATCTGCCGCTGTGGCCAGATGAAAATCGTCTTGAACAATGTTAATACCATTAACGGCTTTAAGAGAACCCATACCTCTAGATGATACGCCAAGTTGGCCACCACCTTCAATAAGGTTTCTTGCAATGTTACCCATAGGTGTGTCAAGAATTTTTGCTTTGCCTATCCAAACATCACCTTCTTGACGCAATGCCACATTTAAATGTGAAACACGGTCAAGATTGATGGATGGTGTGTCTGGATGTCCCAGTTCACCAAAGGCACGATTTTTATTAATGTATTCTTCTGTATAACGAGAAACTTCTTTTTGCATAGTTTCACGTAGATATTTACGGCCATTTCTGTTGACTGTTTCGGCAACTAAGAAAGGGCCTTCAATGAAAAGAGATTTCTTACCATCTTTTTCTTCGGTAAGATATTTTACATCTTCTACAACTTCTTTAATGAGTTTCATTTTAATTCCTTATGGACGAACGTTGTAAGGTGTGTAGTTAAATGCAGCGGGATCATTGAACTGACCACGTTGATAGTATTCATTTTCTTTTCTTAATTCAACAACAATAGTGTAACTATCATTTGCAGCCATACCACGAGTTACGATACCAATATTTCCGTTGCAACCTGCTGTACCTTTAGCGTTGTTTGGAATTGTAGTCCAGTTACCTGCGCCATCATATTCACCATTGCCATTCATAATAATTAATGGAACTGGTGAAGTTGCTTGCCAATATAACTGAACATCGCCGCCAGCAGCACAATCATACCATAGTCTGTTCAATGTTAATCCATAATAAGAAAGTGTTGTATTTGCGGCGCCGCCTTGGTTGTTTGCAACCAGGTAACCATTTGTTGCAAGTGCGCCATACAATGTGTTTGCTGCAATTCTGGAATTATTTGATTCTTGTCCTGAACCATCAAAATAACCAGTAATTTTAATTACTGCGTGTTCTGTGGTATCTTTAATGACTTGATGTGTAAATGCGTTTGCCATTTTTTATTCCTGTTATTGTGGTGTAACTGGTTCATCCACAGCCGTTGCCATAGGATCTGGCTGAGTATTAAACATAGATTTTGCAACCTCAATTTTTTTAGCTTCAATATGTGCCATTACTTTGTCTTGCAAAGCAGAATAAAATGCATTACGCATTTCTTTGGCATTATCTTCATCTGCAAAATCTACGATTTGTCTTGGGTCCATAATTTTCTCCTAATGAAATATTTATAGTATTCGCTTCAATTTAGTAAATGTGGTATCTTCTAAACTCAAATCACCTTTTGGTTGTGAATTAGATTGTGGTTTTGGTTTAGACGAAGTTGAAGATTTATTTGGTGAACCGCCTTGGTCTTGTCCCATTGCATTTTGCATTGCAAGTTGGTTTTCCATATCAACCTGACCAACCATTTGCTGTTGTGCCACTTGATTGGTTACTTCAGTCGGTAGACCCATGCCTTGTTCTTTTTCATCTTCAATTTCGGTAGCCATTTCTTCAATCTGGTCATCAGTCAAACGCAACACATTACGTTGAATCCATTTTTTGGAGAAATAATTACCTGTATAAGGATCAATTGTGGCCAAAAGACCCAATCTCTCTTTCATCAATTCAGCATCTTTAAGTTCTGTAAAGTTGTTGTCTTTGATAAAATCAAAATAGATATATTCTTTAAATTCATTCCATTCTTCTTCTGTACAAATGCCTTTTAACACACATTGAACACGAAGAGCTTGATCAAAAATTTCCGAAAACTTGGCTCTTAATCTATCAACAAACTTTGAGAACTTCAATTCATCTCTTGTAACTTCTGCCACACGACCAATAGAGAATCCTTGGTTTGGTTCAAGTCTGGAGATTGGAACATTCAAAGACTTGTATAGTTTCTTTTCAAAATATTTAACATCTTCCAACTCACCTAGGTTCTGTCCACCTGGTAGTGTGGTGATTTCTGTGCCCTTACCACCTTCACGGCGAGGTAACCAGAAATCTTCCATCATGGAAAGGAATTTACGATCATCACGGACTTCACCCGTGTTTGCATCGTATACCAATTTATTTTTATACTTGACCATAATATCACGAAGATATTGTTCAGCCTTTAATTTTGGTAGATTACCAACATCAATGTAGAAAATGCGGCGTTCTGGTGCACGTGAGATACGATAGATAACTGTCGCATCCTCAATCATACGCAACTGGTTTAATGGTTTGATCGCTTTGTGTAGATAAGAAAGTACCACAGCACGGCGGCTATCCATAAGGCCGGAGACGATAGAAAGAACGGAATCAGTTGTGATACGAACACCAACAGGACCGTAATTAGAACTGCTACCAGTAACAACCTTGTCGTTGTAGATGTAATATTCATTGACTGTTTGGACGATTTCTGCACCGGTTCTTTCATCTTTTTGTTTCCTCATTTCACGCACTTTGCGAATCTTGCGTGGATCAACATAACGGAGTTCTTTGATACCTTCTTGTGGTGCATTACGATCAATGATTACATGGTAATACAAACGGCCATCAACATAGTATCTACGGAAAATATCTTGTGCCATGTTGTTATAGTTCAACAATTTCACAATAGTTTGAAATTCTGACTTAATGGCATTCTTAATTTTTTCTGGTTGTTTTAAGTTATCTAAAACAATATCAATAGTTTTACCATCATCGTCTTGGCAAATGGCTTCATTAACTATGTCATCTATTGCCGATTCAATTTCTGGCTGCATAGCCATTTCACGGTAACGAGAAATGAGTTCTACCTCATTCTTTGCGGTACCATCAAGGTCAACATATGTGCCATAATAGGCAGCAGATGTAATAGTTAATGCGCCGTCTTCCTGAGAAGGAGGCGTAAAGGATTGTTGTGTGACATCCTGGACTTCTTTTTCTTCACGGGAAATTGTGAATCCAAAGAGTGAAAATTTATTAGGTGTTGCCATATTTTCTCTAATCTAATTACAAAGTCAAAAAAACATAATGGAGGGCCGAAGCCCTCCTATAATTTATCAGCTTGTGGTATCTGCTGTCCAGTATTGGTATGCAAATGTTACATCAAATTCTTCAATTGTATCATTTGAACCCCAATCAAGTGCGATTGGTGTTAGATCAACAGGGAACAATCCCACAAAGTTATATTTCTTTAGTTCGTTGCCAGTTTTGCCGTATTGGATAACTTCAGCATCGACAGAATAGTTGCTTGGTGTTCTTGCATTTGCGTCACGAACGTTACCTGCATGACTGTTCAAGCTATTCATCCATCTTTCTACTGTATTACGAATGACGAAATCTTCATCATTAATAATTGTTACTGTCCAATCAGCAAAGCTTCTGTTACCAAGAAACTTCATTTCACGGCCAAAGTAATAAACTGGTACTTGACCCATTGATGAACCTGGTAATTGTGCGGCTTTGGCCATGAAAGTCACTTTTCTGCTTGCATCAACACCACCAGTAACAAATGCTGGGAATGTTAAAGAAACAGAGAACAGATTAGGACGAGCGCCGTCACCTGCCATCTGACTTCTAAATTCTGCTACGTTGAATGCCATTGTATTCTCCTATTTGGTTTATTTATTAGACTGCACCAACGATTGTGGCAAAATCAACACCAGTACCAACAGCAACGAAGTTCAACTGAATGTAATTAATTGAACGAGCGGGTTTAATGTAAATGTCACCAACAAACTGGTTAGAATCAATAACTTGTGGTGTGTTGTTTGTTGTATCGCAAACTACTTTGAAATCTGTGATACCACGGCGGCCTTGAACATCACGCAAGAATGGTGTAATCAAAGATACAAATTGTGCTCTTGTGAATTCATCGTTGATTTCAAACAATGAAGATTGTGCTGCACGAGCGATTGCCTTTTCTAGAACAATAAACAATCTACGAACATTGATACGATCAAACGCATTTGGTTTGTTCAACAATGTCTTGTCACCGAATAGAACGGTACCTTGACCAGGGAAAGAAACAACTGGGTTAACGCCTGCGCCATACAATGTATCTCTTTGTGTCTTGGATGGATTCCATGCCAACTTGATGCAGTTCTTAACTTGACCACGGCTGAAACCGGCAGGAGAGAACCATGGATCACGGGTTGTATCTGT